ATTAAATACACTACAAAATAGGAAAGCATCATAATATGCAAAAACCTATATGGCAATGTACAGCGAGGCGGTCTGACTCTTAAAGTTGTAACCTAGACAAAATTGTCTTGAGACGAATCCCAAGAACTAAAAATTCCAGATTACTACCTATAAGGTAGAATTCGTCTCCCGATGCGCTAGCACCGAACCAGTGGGCCACCCACTGGATTCTCAGACCGGCTTTCGGTCCTACTATTCGATATCTTAAAAATAAGATAATAGAGTTCGATATCTTACGAACAAAATCTCTATTAAATTAGTAGTTATACTCAACTAAGAGTTTTCATTAAGTACATAATTGTACAAAATAGGGCAACCAGTAAAGAAGAATAATGAAAAATCTTCTCCTACAGCGTCCCATTGTTGGAAATTGGTACTAAATTGCAAAGTCTGACTAAATATAGTAGCAGGGTCTGGAGTCGTTGAAGACACCGTGACCTTATGACTATTACATCTCATAGACTGAGCACTAACAATTCTACCAGAAGTAAATCTCTCTGGTCGGTAGTATGGTAATTCTACCTCAATAGTATTGTTAATCATTAGATTTGTGGCAGTAGCGCCATTTCCAGAATCCTTATTATAATTCGTAGTCGCCCAGCGCGACACAATTTCAGGGGATTCAGTAACAAAATCAATTTCGTTACTCACTACTGCTCCATTACCAGATGTTATATCAGATTCTCTAATAACAACTGGATTTGACGTTCCTCCATTAGAAAATAAATATTTCTTACGCCGAGCGCCTCTATAACCAGCAAAACATGGTACCCACCATGATGAAAAATCAGTATTGACAATATTAACCTTATTAGAAGGAAACAATATAGAAGTTTCTATACCATTATCATCGTAACCTGAAAAATAAGGAGCGTCCTTATTTAATAATACCTGAGCTCTTAACGTACCTGGAGCTGCAGGATTAGGTACCCACTGTTTAGTGAAGACGTATCTCTTCATTAACTCTCGCAAACTTGTGGGAGGATCCCCGTAAAATACTTTATAAGTATTATCCGTGGTCTCACACATATTAGCAATAGTTTGAACTGAATCGCCTCCTAAAGGCCTATCGGTTATAGCACCAGGATTCTCCGTGGCATCAGCCATCCCAGACTGAGAGTTCAATCTTTGTCTAGTATCTAAAGGATTGTTGAATATATGCAAATTATTCATCGTCCTATTTGTAGGAGCTGCAAATTTAGCATCTTCACACATAGAAACAAAGACATTGACCCTTATGGGAGAATCGGTTGACGGACACACTAAATCATTCAATACAGCAACATCCAATACACCATTTGTCAAAAACTGTTCTTTTAAAAATCTAGAAGCAGCATCAAAATTAACAATATCGGTCATGGAACCACATTGCAACCATGGTTCAGCCTGTCCCCATCCAACAACGATTTCAAAATCATCTTGTTCTGCAATATCAACTACTCGCGAAAAAGCGGTATTGTATTCAACAGCAAGGGGATTAGAATTAGGATCAAACCTAATCAAAAGTCGACCCTTATGAAAATCTGATTTAATTATCTGAAATCTAAACTTAATACTTCCCTGCCAATACTCAAACATTTCAGCCACTTGCGACATCGGTGTAGGATGAATTTCATCTTCCAACGGAGCAAATTGCATAGGTGTTACACGAGCATTCCAAAGAAAGGAATCTGGACCTAAATCCGGACCCCAATCAAAAGAAGTCAAATAAGATTCTCTCATCACAATATCCTTTATACCCATCTGATCAGCACCGTCCAATCCAACTGTGCGCGAATCAATAGTCAATTCACACTTGCTATCAAGCGTCAATTTCATTGCCGCATCAGCAGCATCAATATTCGCTAGATTACCAGTAGGACTAGGTTTCATTATTACTGTATCAGTAATGACATTCGGCCTAGAATATCCAAAAATCTGAGCGAAACGTCCAATTCCACTCGCAATCATCTGGGTTGCTATAGCATAAGGCCCTATAGCTGGCATATCTCCTAAATTTCCCGCAGCATGCGCTACCATAGCAGCAGGCTTGGAAATTATTCCTGATCCATACTCATCTCCACCAGTAATATCATTAGCTGTGTTTTTATCACTTAATTTATTTTTATTTTTATTTCCAGCTTGTGATTCTAGTGTTTCTGAGTCAGGTGGTGATCTAACAAATGCGGTAGGCATTGTTAGCACCACATCCTCTGCCCACAAATAAATAGTTACGGTTACGGGATCATTACCATCATTAGCATTTAATAAATTGCCAAATGATTTAATAGTAATTTCACCCATATCCCTATAATCTTCATCTGATATAGACAGGTAATTCCTCACCCAAAAGAAAGGCATACAAATTTCTCCTCCAGTATTTTTGGTCGGATTAAGAAAGAAATGCGGCTTCTGTGAAGCTGCAATCAAATCTTGATCAATAAAATTCCGTTCCAATGTAACGGTATCTTGACCTTTAAGAGGATTGTATGATACTAATGCCCTTCCGTAATGAAATTTTGTTCCTGATATTACAATTTTACAATGCAATTTCATTCTCAAAAGTTCATAATTATCAATTTTATTCGCAACAAAAGGATTTTCACAAAACTCCTGCCACGGATTAAACTGATAAAACAATGGTTGTCCAACAACCCATTGTTGCACGCTCTGGCGAATAGGGCGATTCAAGAATTGTCCTAAATCACTTTCACCTGTACGACCTACATCCATAGTCTGGTCATACGAGCTACCAATCGCCGTTGTCCACCCAGCATCTTGATCTGCAAAAGCAGTAATCTGTTGAGTGTTCATTGGCGACGTTTCGACAATAGTAGTCCCAGGGTTTGAAGCCTGGGAAACTAAAATCTCGTCCAAATCGACATTTTCAGTTGTCATCTGATCAATAGTTTTGGTGTTTCTGGACACCGTCCATAAAGTATAAACTTTAGTAATCCAATATATACATTAATATGAGCGCAGGATCATGCAACTCACATAAGTGCTAACTTTTTGTTGTGATTTAACAACATCGCTAAATAACGATAAGAGGCATCCTCTTTATACAATAACACATAGCTGTCATAAAATACTAGGCAATTCAGCTCCTAATACAATACCGTTATACAAATATGTTATCCCCGATTTGGTTTTAATCGCATGAGGGAACGCGATGTGAGCTCATTCAGTCGAGCTCGAACTTTTGTTTATACCAGTCACGCATTTCTCCATAAGTCTTCAATTGACCTAAATACCCGGAAATTCCGGCTACTTCAGCCACTTCCTTCAATTGAGAAATTCGTTCCTTGTACACTCCTTCACCAAATTCAAAATATTTCAAAGCTACATTTTGAATCGCTTCAGCACTTGATTGTTCCATAGTTAAAACCTTCGATCTTAAATGAGTATGTAACATTTTAGCAATACTACTTTCCTCAATTACAGATCGATACAATCCCAAATCATCATCCCACACGGCAAAATGTTTCAAAAATGAAGCATCCTTTAAATCAATAAATGGTATGCTTGCAGCCTCTTTATCTGCCATAGTGTATGTGATTCCAACTAATTCAAACTCGTGTGCAATCCTAGTATGATTATATGCATCAAATCCCTTCTTAACAGTCATGATATTATCATCTCCATAGGTCATCAACGATACTACTTGATCAAAATCAGGAGTCTTCCACCAACCATCATCCCTAGCAATCTTATAATATACGTAACGCATGTATAAAGAATTCACTAAAGAATTAATAACAACAGTTAGAGGATGTCCTGACGGATTACTTCCAAAAAATTGAACTAAGGTACCAAAGAAATCATATGTTGGATAAGAAATCTCAGATGCGATTCCTCGCATAATCATAAGATCTTCCTCATCATAATTACCAGACTCCTTTGCAATCTCAATCATCAATTTGAATGCTGCAAGCATAAACTCCGCACTCATTCTTCCATCGAATGATGCATAATCTCCAGCAATGGCTCGATCCCATCCATATTTTCCTATATGTTCAAAAAGTTCGGTCCATTCCGGTGATTGTACCACAGTTCCAACAGCACATTCAGTTAAATTTTTATTCCTTTGCATAAAAGCAGCTAAAGATAAAAAATATTCTCGGCAAAGAATAATCATCACAATATTTGCAGCAGCAAATACTCTAACTTTTTTCTTACCTAATTTTGTAGGCTCATCTTTTAACGAACCTTTAAAAACTGAATTAATGCTTTCCCCAGCTAACAGTCGAGCCTTAACTTCCTCGACTTGTTCCAAAATGTCTTCATCACAATCTCTGGGGCATGTAATTCCTGGAACAACTCTATCCGACTTCTGCACCTTCTTATGTTTAGGCCCCCTCCATGGGAACCCCAGTGCGGTCTGAAAATTCATCGAATTTATTCCTAAAACTCCATCCAATCCTGCCAAATTAACATCAATAGAAACCTTTCCTATTTTTGCCAATTCTGACTTCGTTAAACCCTTGAATACTCGCCGGCGCATATCTGAATATGCCGCTTGGACAAGTGGGGTTTCAAAACGTGACGCAGTAGTTGTTTTCTTTAAAATGTCTACGACTTTATGATCACGGCCACTCATATCAATGGGTTTGCCATGCATTTTGTCAATATTCATAACTTCCTTAACAGCTTTCGATATTACGGAAGTAACTACTGCAGAACTAGGGGAAGAACGTGGTTGATTGTGTTCTCCATGAATGATAATTTTACTATCTTTTGGTAAATCCCTAGTAGCACACTTAAAATTTGGAGTAGTAAGTGGCCCAACGTCTATGTCAGCGATTGTTGTATCAAACGGCTTGGCCGAATGAGACAACAATACGCCTGGTCTCTGGTCAAGATCAACACAGGCAGCTTCTATTTCATTACGAGTAACAAAAGCAGCAGCCCCATGTGTACCTTTTCCAGCAACATGATGTCCAGCAATAAATGGTGTGCCCTTCGCATCACCAATTAATACTGACATACACATTCCTCCTTCAGTCTCGGTAGGGTATGTGTAATGCAAACCTTTAAAAATTCCACCAGAAGATGTCACGACATTACCTCGTACGGCAGTCATGTGACCCGTCTGGACAATTTTATTATTATGATTGCGTAACATATACACATCCAACTTTTTCTCGTCTGTAATATTCAGAGGATAGTAGTCCATCAAATCCCTTTGAGGTCCTACAGCTGGAACATACCATACTGCTAAATCAGTTTTCCCTACTCTGCATGTGTTGTAATGCGAGAGCGGAACTTCCTTAATAATCATACCAGAAGTGTATTCAAACCTTACAAATTGCGTGTGCTTTGACACGAAATGATTGGGTATCAATACTACATTACTCTTCAATAATAAGCCGGACACAAATTCTCCATTTTCCTTACTTAAAGTCACCAAACGAGGTGAAATTCTTCGGATCATTTCAACATGCGTACCGGTCTTAGCTCGATCAGTTACACCAGCATCTCCAAATTGATACTGACGCTCCCTAGCATTAGTGTCCCAAAATTCGTTTTCCTTTTGATAATTCTTCATATCTTTAGGCAAACTTGTCAAAGGTAACGCAGCTTGAGCTATTGGTAAAGCAAAATATTTCTTGGCAAGATTTCTAAGAATCTTCCATAAACCAATTCCTACTAAGAAACCAACGAAAAGTGTTTTGTGCCTAACAGATAGTTTACTGTATAGCACTGATGGTTTCAACGAACGTAATTTAACTAAAACTCTCTTCTTAGCATATATTTCTGTAATATATACATAAATGGTATACAAACCAATTAAGTATAAAGAAACAAATAAAATAATGCTAGATACATCTTGAACAGCGTACATAATATAAAGTGCTAATAAACTATTAAAAATAGTTGCATAATAACACAATTTATTAAGAAGATGAGAAAAGTACCATGTAATAAACTTATAACCAAGTTTAGATTTACAAAGATCATGTAGAATGTTATGCAATAATATGCACAGTTTTTCCTCAAAATCATAATACCATTCTGCAATGTTAGTTAAATCAGAAATTCCAAATTGCTCATCTAATATTTCATCATACGGGCAAGTGGGTTCGGGTAGCCCACAACAATCACACCAGCCTTCTGTAGGCTCAATGCGAGTGCACATAGTAACAGGAATTTCACAACATTCACATAGTTCCATGTTTGATCTTGCCTTTTGTCCATCAACAAACTTCTGCTGTTTCGCAAAGTGATTACGAGAATCGTACTTCAAGAATTCCAAAAGAGTGTGAATATCGATATCAATCAATTCTTCTTCCTCAAACACAATTGGTACAAATTGAATAGTACGAGTCTTACCAGACTTACTCTTCTTTGCACTATAAGATTCTCCCACGGGGTATTGGGGTCTCTCAACTGTGAACCTTGCAAAAGCTGGAAACACGTCATTTGACATATGGGATACTGCATCAGTATCTAACATCTCTGTGTTACCTAGTCTATATTCAGGAGCGACGGTTTGAGTAATTGTAACTTCAAAACGCCGATTGATAGATAATGGTTCATTAGAATAAATGTTGGATAACAAATCTTTTACATTCGTAGTTCCACATACAACATCAGGTTCGATCATAACTTTTCCTTTCATTTCTGCATTAGGGTTCAACGCAGCCATCGGTATTTGATTCAAAAACATAATAATAGATTCAACAGGAGATCCTTCCTGTTTACTTTCATTAGTGTTACATAGATCGTCCAATATCACACCCTTATGATGCGTAGCAAACTCACTCTGAAACTTATCTTGTTGATTCAAAGTCACGACAGCTCGTGGTGAATAATCCTTACCATTAACTCTCAAAATATAACGTAATAAAGAATTGACGATAGCGGATTTTCCAACTCCTGATGGTCCGTTAAGTAACATCCCATAAGGTTTAATCCTAATGTGTTCCTTCTTAGATAGAACGCGAGAAGTCTCAACTTCACGCAATTTCGACAATCGAGATGAATAATAAGCACGTTCGCCATCTTTACAACTATTAAGATATCCTAATGTCGTGGTGACGCACTCACTCACTCTCCTGTCAAAAGCCACATCTGTAATATCTGCAGCTCTACCTAAGTCAATTCGCGTTTTTTGGGCCAATAAGTAGGAATATTCATCATCGTAATCCGATTTAAGCGGATCTAACCACAATAATGTAATATCCTTCTCTTTAAGGACCAATAAACACTTATTCCACAATAACTTTGCGAAATCATTACAGTGTCCAATTAATTCTGTGATTGGGACCTTTTTCCTAAAAGGATCTCCATTCACTAAATTGACACCGCCTATAATTAGTTCCAATTTGGGTAGCCACCCATAAGAAACTAATATCCTTAAAATTACAAAGAATTCATCTAGTAATTCACAATTCTGTATTAAAATTGCATTCTTTTCTAATAAGACATACAATTCTGAATAGTCAGTATTGAGAAAACCAAATTCGCCAAACAATTTCTTGATCGAAGCATAATGCTTCCAAAAAATTTCTGTTAATGTAGTCTTTAATTCTAAAACACCTTTTTCATTTAAATGTTTATCGTTAAATTCTACAAACTTATCTTTATAATAATGCACCTTTTCCATAATATGCTCTTGGGAAACAAACGCAGCCCACTCCTTGAATATCAAAGAGTACTTCATGTAAGTTCCAGCAAAAACAAAACTAAAGGTGTCTTTCCATCCGACCTGAGAATTCAATTTCTCATTGGTCTTCAGACCTCGACTTCCCTTCTTAGCATCCTTTTTCTGACGCTTTTGTTGAGCATGTACAAGCTTTGCTTGTTCACACTCTTGGTCCTGTTTCTTCTTGGTCTCAGCAACTTTCTTATCTTTAATCTTTTTTAATTTATTATTAGATTGTTTGCGATTCCATTTTGAAACACCATAAGATTTTCCTGATTGAAAATCTAACACATCCGAAAAACAGTAATTTACCATAAAGGCGTATAGTCCCTGTTTTAATAAGACTAATACTAAAAATATCACTACAATGCATCCACAAATCATTCTATCATTAAAATTTTATGAGAGAACGATTTGAAAGATACCAATGTAGGGGAAGGCCCACAAAAGTAAAACTTTCAAATATGCGAGACAAAAGCTTTCGGAGTAATAGCGAATATAATTATAAAATACATACTAGTAGCAAGCTACTTCAAATATTCATATTAATAAATAAATTCTCCTCCTAATTACATCATTCATCGACGGTTATTCGCTTGGGCAAGCGCCCGTCTCATGATATGGGTTGGCATAAAATTTGGCCTAAAAGTATAAAATAAATTATCAATTAGTACCTCGTAATAAACGCCCACTAATGACTCTCGTTCGGGGGTTAGTCCCACTTATGAAAGCGTTACTAGAAGACTACGAAACACATACGTCCGTATCGAGAGAGCTAATTCCTATATTAGGTGTGTTAACTCAACACATTTGCCTCAATTGGCTAATCACATGACCCAGTAAACTGTTAAATCATGCATATTCATTCAGAATTTACAAACTGAAAAGATCATTACGCCTCTTTTCTGTTCGAGTAACAAAGCGGTTCTTATGTAGTTTTTACTATTGTTGTTGGGCTAGTAAAGCCCGGGGGTCGATTAAAAATCCAATAACACAAGTGACAGCAACAAGTGTCTAAATTAATAATCATTTTAAAATACCATTGTATTTTTCCATGACTGTCAAATTAAAATTCGCAATAAATACCTTAATAACGTACATACCATACTTAATATAGTATAATACGCGTTCTAAATACTTACAAAACTAAATAACCTGAGATTTCTCTCAAGTTACACAAGCCTTGCTTATATAAAAAGAACGAAATATCAAAATATTCAGTCGAATCTGAATAATGCCGGGTGCACCGGTAAAAGTGCACAACATCATCCATCTAAGAAAGATTCTAGAGATTGTCTCTAGAACCTTTC